AAAGATCTTCTGCGCTTCGCATACCCATGCCGACGGCATCGGTAATATCGCGGCCAAACTCGTCGTAAGTTCTTCGTCCTTGTTGCCGAGCGCGAGCGAGATCCATCCCAAAATCTTCAGTCGCTCTTCTGGTTTGAGCAGCTTGCTGTCCTAATTGTTGCGCAAATTGACCAACCCCTCGCTGGGCCATGCCTGTAATATCGCCAAGATCACCTCTCAACCTTTCTTCGGCTGTAATGGCTCTACCCCGACCTTCTTGAATGCCACGCATGGAGTCCTGCAAAGCTCGATCCCTTTGATCAAGTGCAAACCGAGCACCTTCTTGCGTTTGTTGCAAGGCTTGCTGAGAGGCTAAATCTTGACCGGCAAAACCAGCTTGTAAGGCGTCGATACCTTGCTGTCCTCGTTCCATGGCTTGCTGAATAAACGGCTGTTGAGTTCCAATATTTGCGCGAGCAAGTTCTTGAGCACGAATCTGATCAGGGGATAAGCCTGCAATCTCCTGCGGAATAACAATTGGGCGGCCTTGGTCATCAAAAAATGTTCTTTCTGCCGCCCTAAAAGCGCCCGGTATAAAGCCACCCTGACCATCCAAACCAAACAATAATTGCTGGGTAATTGGGTCCATTTGCTGAGTGTTTTGCTGCACAGCAGAAATGTAATTTGAGGCGTCACCGCCTTCTTGAAATTTTCTGACTCTTTGCAGTTGTGCTGGGGTTAAAATGCTCATGCCGCTTTAGCCCTCTTTGGTTTTGGTTTGTCGGCAAACTCGGCAAAAAGCTCCATCATCTCATACATTAACTGTGTGCCTTTCTCCCGACTTTCTCCGCCGTTAGGTGTTAACGTGATGATGCCTCCATCATTTTGCAAATCGAATGAACCAGCACCGCGAACTGCTTGGCCGGTCATAACAAACTCTCCGTCACTTAACATCGCAGGAATATCGTCGCTGGTTTCTGTTCCTTCGCCGTTGATACCGCCGTTCTTCCGTTTGAAATCTTCAGTGGCCACATTGCCACCTTCAGCGTAAAACATAGGGACCATGCCGCCATAACGCATTTGTTGCGGCATGACTGCGCCACCATAGCGCATGCCCTCTGGCTGCTCTTCTTGAACTGGTGCTTGTCTGCCGCCGCTGAGTAACGGCATTTCTGCCGGTAGCAAACCATAATCGATTGGATCTGGCGCAGCTTCTCCAGCAGCCTCAGCGTCACGCTTGGCCATCTGATAACCGCCGTATCTGTTCATGGTCATGGCTGGCGTTAATTGTATGCCTCGTCGGTTTTTAGCTTCGTCGTAAGCCAATTTTGCAAGAACTGCTGCGATACCCGCACCCCCAATTCCGCCTAAGTTCAAACCGCCACCAGAACCGGAGCCTGCGCCACCACCGTAGTTTGTAAGACCTAGCTTGTCAGTAAACCCTCCGAGCAAATCTCCCACAAGACCGTAATTACCTTTATTGTCAGAACCGCCTCCCCGAAATAGTCCTTCAAAGAATCCGACTTGCTGCTGACCGCCGCTAGAGGGCGAACCAAAAACACGGTTCAAGTCTGCAAAAATCTCTTCTGGGCTTCCAACTCCTCTGCTGAGTAAATCCATTTGCTCTGTAACATAAGTGTGCTCAGCGCTTCCGGGCGGAAGTTGACTTTGTATTCTTTTTAAGGCATCAGCCCCACTTTCTCCGGGCATTGGCTTAAACGATTCTGCTCCAGCAGAACCTTGATTAAGAGTAGCAATTCCCGACCCTTCAGGGTTGAAAAAACTTGCGGGAGAAACCCCGAGATTTTTTAAAATATCGCCAGAAGCCACGCCTTGCGCTTGCATCATCTCAATACTAGCCGCGACATCTGGAGTAGAAGTTAATCTCAATTGGTCAACAATTTCCGCATCACTAAGCCTAGCCTCTCCAGACATCGTGGCGCTTTTAAAAAGCCCCGGTATACCTCCTCCCGGCGCGGAGCCTGTGAAGGTTCCAATTGGATTCCGTATTAAACTGCCAATTCCGCTAGCCAATCCTTGGCCGCTTGCCATTAAGCCTTTTCCCAGACCTGAAAAAAAACTGCCACCACCCGCTTTAGTGATATTGGAAATATTTTGCCCAATCGAGCCTCCAACTGCTCCGGGTCCAGCAACGGTCAAAAGTGATAAGGGATTTGCGCGGCCTTTTGCAACGTCGTAAACGGTAAACGCTTTATTGGCTAACGCCGCAATTGGCTGCCAAGGTCCGGGTATAAACTGAGCTACCTTAGCCAGCGGTTTAACAACCTTTTTAACAACTTTTTTAACGCTCTTAGCTAACTTTTTAAAAAAGCCAAACTCTTCTAAACCAGTGATCGGGTTTAATGAAGCAATACCAACGCCGACAACCATGCGAGAAGGGTCGATGTTTAGCTCTTCAAATTTCTTTTCAATTAAACTTTCAAACTCTGGATCTTCAAAAGCTTCGGGTGGAATAATAACTTCGCCGGGCCTAACGTGAGCGAGCGCCGTGTCTTCGCCTCGGCCAGCCTGCGCCAACTGTATAGCCATTTCCGCCATTGGCGCTTGAGAACCAACCTCTGCCGCTTCTGCAAGATGCAAGTATTTGTCGCGCTCAGCAGGATCTTCTGCTTGAGAGGCTTGTGCCATCAACTCTTCAATGGTAGACCTTAGTGCGTCATCAGGGTTAGCTTCAGCCTCAGCCTGACCCTCCATCGCTTGCATAAGCATTTCTTCTTGACTGACCTCTCCGCCTTCTGCCATTTCCATTGGCATAGGAACTGGCTCATCACCCAATAAGTTTTGAATTCTTTGTTGTAGTTCTGGACTCATGGCGTACTCACCGTTACGTTGCCCAACCCGCTCGTCATTTGAACGCCGGTTGGGTAGGTTTGATGTTCATACAGATTCCTGAGCTGATTACCATCAAACGCTTGATGAATTGATTCGGACGAATTAAATATTATCGCACCGGTTGCAAATTGTAACTGAGCAATTTGCTCATTATTAAAATGCGGAGATATCGTAATATCCACTGCACCTAAGTTTATCTCAAGAATCCTTACAAGGCGATTGTAGGTGTCTTGAGTAACAAATTCCTTGAGTTCGAGGGGTAACCTCGTCTCCAGAAGCTTGCTCATCTTCTACCGCTCGGTTGCAACTCGACACGGGTAGCGCCAAGTCGCCACTTATAACCTTTTTGGTTCAAATCTGATGCGTCATCGTCAGATTCAAACCGGAAAACCACTTGTCTGCCTCTTGTACGCACATTGCTGAATGTGCTTGTAGGGGTAACCTTAGTCGTTGAATCGGTTGTTAAAGATTGACCGGGATAATCTCTACGTTTAACCACAATGTTCATGCAAGGGTCGTTGCTGACCGCAGCGTCAGTGACAAAAGCCATATCGGGAATGATCTTTTTCATGAAAGCAAAGTTTTCGCCAGCGGAAATATCAATGTCCGCAGACTCGATGTAAACATTTGTCATAGGGTCTAGGTTATCGTCATAACCGGTTTCATGATTATACAAAAGATTGTTGCCGCTAACTTTTGCGGCCGCTATTGGCAAATCTTCAATACCGGCATCGAGCCAAGCAAATCGAGCCAAAGAACCGTTCGCCCAAGTTTGCTCTTGGTAGTTGTAAGTAACATACCGACTGATCTCTCCGGTTCCGTCTTCTAAGCTTGGGTAAAAGAACCACATCTCGTTGTATCGACTATTCACGCTCATGAAGCATTTAAAGGCTTGCCCAAGATCGATGTCGTTAAATACATATTCTTGTACCGTACAAGGCAAGCGCTGCACTGAACCGTTGTAAAAGTTAAACCCGGTTTTAGAAGCAAAAAACACGCCACTTGGAGAGTTTGCGGCAGACTTGGGCGAAAGCAGGCCAGCACCTTCGTTGACCAAGTTAACAGCAAAAGTTAGCGGTGGTCCGATAAAGTTCATTGAGTAAAGCGATGTATCTGTCCAAATCAAGATTTCTTGCCGAGACTTTAAGCCGCCTACAATAAATGAACCAGAGGAAAGTCTAACGTCACCCGCGCTGTTGGTTGCGGTAGGTTCAAACTCAAGCTCGTCTTCTGCGGAAGAGAAAGCAACTAGCATTGGGTCGATAACATTTGTCCGGGCGTTACCCGCTGTATTAATAGGATCGGCCCCTAAAATTACCAGATGCCTGTCAGTTTCACTTGTAATAACTTGCAAACCAACAGTAGGTACTAAATTAGCGCCTGCTCTTCCGCTAAGCTCGACGGCTCTCGTTGCTACGCCGTCATTCTCAATCCACTCGTAAATACCAGCGCCACGGGGATTTATGATTAAGTTTTCGCCAAAATTATCATGCGTCCAAAGCCGTAACTGGTTTACAGCCGAGATAGCGCTGGCAGATCCAAAACCGCCAGCTCCCCAAGTACCGACGCCCCAGCCAGAACTGCTAACGTAAGTATCGAGACCAACATTAATTTGATAAGCACCGACAACGCTCGATCCACCATTGCCGGTGTCAGACGCATTCGCAACGAGCGTAGCGCCTGAAGTATCTTTTGCAGTAATCTCATAAGTATTCACGCCTGTTACAAGCGATATTTGATATTCTTGATCAAGGGCAGAGGCAACAATGTTGCCGCCCAAAGACACCGCTCCAGAAAATGTTACAAAATCGTTATTAACCGCACCGTGGTTTGCGTCAGTAACCGTGATCGTTGACGAACCGTCAGTTGCGCTAAATGTGACATCTCCAGCGCTGGTGGTTGTCCTTATAGGTGTAACATCGAAATAACTATCACCCTCTTCGATGTAGTATTTCCAAGTAGAACCAACACCAAGGAATCGAGTCCCAGCCAAAGATATCCAAGAATGCAATGCTCGACCAATCCCAAGAAAATATTGAGACCCGAGCTGAAGCCAGCCGCCGATTTTTTCAACGCGACCTTTGCGGAACCGTATCAAGTTGCCATCGACCCAACCACCTTTAGCGGAGTAGTCGGTAGCCTCCTTGTTGATACCCGGCTGAAAATCTAACTGTTGAAGCGGCATCGGCCACTACGCCAATCGAATAATAGCGCCGGTCGCCGTAGGAGCCGGGAAAACGACCGTAAAGTCGCCTGCGGTGCTGGTTTTATCACCACCAAAGTCGATGGCCGCAACAGCTTTATCGGCTTCCGTGTCATTGTAGATTAGGCATCCGCGAGCCGTAATGGTTGCCGTGCTGAAGGTGAGGTCGTTAAAGTCCACACATCCAACCCCGTTTGTAGCGAAAGGCGTTACGTTTGTTAACGCAGATCCGCCAGCGGTGTAATTCGTCCCAGACGCTTCCCCAGTAGTGACGTAAACCGTAGTCCCCGCACCCAGAGTCGCGCTGGAAGTGTAAAGAGCCAACTTAAATGAGTCAGCACCGTTGGTAAAATTGTGTGTTCCAACAAGCAATTGTTGCTTGAAAGAGGTACAAATTGCAGATGTGATGGCCATGTCACAGCTCCTTGATAATGTTCGCCATGTCCTCGTGACCTTGCTGGCGCAGCTTGTTTGAAAGGGTCACTCGGTCCGATCTTATTGAGTTATTCATCCCTTGCAATATTACTTGATAAACGTGGCTTCTGAAAGCCTCCGCTTGCTGCCGAATATGAGGCGCTGCCGTCGCACTTATACCCACAATTTTGTCTGTCACTTGCTCTGCCCAAAACTCAGGGTCATGACCTTTGTTATGGGTTGTAGAAACCATGACATTGCCTAGCTTAAAGCCTATGTCGTCTTTCATCATCCCTTGTATGGCTCCGGCGCTTTGGGAAGATCAATTGTTTCGAGCTTATGTTTTTTGATCATCTCGCTCATCATGGACCGTGGAAACACATGCCATTCGCCATCTTGCGGCATTGCAACCAATGGATCGTCCAGACGATGATAACCATACAGCCGCTCAGTCACACCGACATTGCTATCAAGCAGTGAAGATCTGGGTGATGCGCCAATGCCAATGCCGTTTTCAAGGCATTTAGAAATCCAAAACTCAACACAAGCTCGACCAGCTTCGGCAAAATGAATGTTGTGCGCGTAGCTAAAATCCAAACCAAATAAGTCTATATGACCGACTTTGTTCCAGAAGGCAAAGCCCATTGCGTATGCAACGGTAGTATTAAAGTAAGCACACTTGGCGTCTGTCATGACCTCAGCGAGCGGAAACTCAACCAGAGCAGGAACTCTTTCGTCAAGCTGGCAAGAATAGATTGGCTTATCAAAGGTTGGCAGCAACCTTCGCATAACGTCTGTCTGGTTT